CTTCTTCATTATCATCTTTATACCATCTTAAAGTGTTTGTTAACGTTTCCAAGCTTAAAGGTCCTACTATGTCTCCTATTAAATCATTGAATTCAAAAGAGCGTTTTAAGAAAACACAATTTTGTATAGGTTTAGCCTTATAATCAATAATTCCTTTAGCACCATCTGTGAAAGTCATTCCACAACTTTCATAGTAATCCTTCATTGTCAACGCATTTAACACATCTAAGTTTCTTTTAACACCTACTATTTTATCATCTCCTTGCACAAAATCTACGACTTCATACATGAATTGACTAACTGTTGGAGTTTGCTGTAATTTAGTCTTGTACACTCGGTAAAACCATCCTGCTGAATAACACCTATTTATAATACTATTAAATAGATTAGTTATCCACATGCCTGACAGTATGCCGTGCGTTTTAAACATTTGTTTATTTCCAGCAACAACCCAACTTCTAACCGACAACTCCAAAATTTTTTCTAAAATTGTTCTATCTTTAGGCGATCCTACAAATTTCATTAATATTTTCCGATTTAACATATCTTGAATTTCCGGGGACACACTAGCATCCCACTCTCCAATATCTCCATCCCACACACCTTTACATCTTACTAAGCTATTATATAACGTAGGCCAATCCTTATAAGGATTTAACCCTATAGCTAATCCATTGTTCCATTTTTCTTTTCTTAATTGAACAAAAAGATTACCCATAATTCTTTTCATTTCATATTGAGTAGCTAGTGAATCTACACCAAAAGTCCTAGGTTTGTCAACTTTGTGCAAAGCTCTCAACTCGTCTTTCAGTGTATGATGTTGTGTAATTTTGTCTGGAAACCTGGATAAACATTGATATCTATATTCTTCTAAATCCGTCTTGAAATCTTCAGACATTTCTCCTTTTTCAAAATCAAAATAAGAAGCTTTATCCAGAGGAAAATCCATACCAGATACGCTATCTTTATTCAAAGGAGCTAAAGATTCTGTGCCTTTAATGACTTCAAAATCACTGATTACTGAAAAGTTTGGTAATATATAATCTAAAAATTCTCCCATAAAATTTAATTCATCTTGTGGTATTGTTGTTACAGCTTTATGCATTCTTTTTGCTCTTTCTTTTACGGTTTTTGGTCCCATAGATCTTAAATTAGCTGGTTTCTTAGTTTCTTCAAAGACTTCCGCTAATCTAGTTTTCTTAAAATGAGTTTGTTTTGGTCCATCAGAAATTTTGTCGCTAAGCGCCACCATTCCACTAAATCCTTTAAGTTCTGTAGTTTCTTCTAAAGATACTAATGTATCTATCTGATCATCTAAAACTTTATGGATTTTCCCTATTAAGGATTGTGAAAATATTTTAGCTACACCTACATCAACTCCATTTCCTGCAACGTGAAATCCTAAAATTCCTGCATTTTCATCCGCTATTATTGATCCACAAAATCCTTTTGATGTCATTTGATAGGTCAATACTTGATCGGGTATCACAGTACCATATTTGGTATTATATTTAGGTGTTTCTGCTGAATTTTTCAAAACTCCATCAATCTTAACGGGTTCTCCTGACCAAATAAAATAAATATTTTTAGCAGTTATAGGTTTGTATTTAAATAAATGAGATATATTTTTATAGGGAGTCAAATTTAAAACTGGCAATTTTAATATTGCCACGTCATTTATTCTGTCGTTTAACTCAACAGTAAATGGACAATTGTCAAAAGCTCTGTTTTCATTAACG